TAAGTGCTAATACTACAGCAGCAAACAATGTAGCAGTTGGACAGGGTGCATTAGCAGCAAATACTACAGGTGGAGAAAACACAGCAGTAGGTATGACTGCTCTTGCAGCGAATACTACAGCAGCAAATAACACAGCCGTCGGAACTGCAGCACTAGCAGCAAACACTACAGGTGCATCTAACACAGCTTTAGGTAGAGCTGCTATGGAATTAAACACTACAGGTAGACAAAATGTGGCAGTTGGACATTCAGCATTAGATGCTAATACAGAAGGAGAAAACAATGTTGCTGTTGGACATGATGCTCTTTCTGCAAATACAACAGCAGATGAAAATACAGGAGTCGGAGGTTTTGCTCTTAATGCAAATACTACAGGTGATAAAAACACAGGAGTTGGTTTATATTCTTTATTAAGTAATACAACAGGTGCAAATAACGTTGCTGTAGGTAGAAGTGCTTTACAAAACACTACTACTGGAGCACAAAACACAGCACTAGGTACTCT